GCCAGTCATCGGGGCAGTGCTGCGCCAGCAGTTCGAACGAGAGCGACGCAATCGGCGCCAGCCCCGCCCGCCCGCATTCGGCGAAGAACGCCCCATGCCAGGCCCGCGCCGGTCCGCACAGCGGATCGCCGCCGCTGCCCGCGAGAAAGGCCCCGCCGCTCGGCGCCAGCCGCATGAAGTGGCTCATGCCGCAATAATGCAGCACGCTCCCGCGATACCCCAGCCGCCGCAGTCCCCGCACGAGCCGAGCCGGGGTCTGGTTGCACTGGTCGTCATAAGCGGTGGCAATCGCCAGCCCATGCGGCGGCACCGCCACGTCGCCGATCGCCAGCATCGCCCGCTCGCCGTCACAGCGGATCGCGCTCAGCTCGACCCACCCGTCCACCGGCGCCGCCAGCGGCCCGGTCCCGCCGGGCACATAGCCGGGCGGGACCAGCGAAATGAACATCCGCTCGATCGCCGCCGGCCACACCGCCTCACCGCCCGCGACTGTCCACCCGGCGACCAGCGCCGAAAACGGCAGCACGACCTGCGCGTCCTCGCTGCTGCCAGTGGCATAGTTCCACAGCCTGACGAACCAGGTCCGCACCGCCCCGCCGGCATCTCTCCCTTCGATCGTCAGCGTCGGCCCGTTGACCGCATCCAGCGGCATGACCCCCTGCGAATGCCAGCGGAAAGACAGCGTCGTGCGCGAATAGTCCCGGTCGGTCGCATAGGCGAGCAGCGGGTGGTCCAGCCGGTCCTCGCTCGCCCAGATCACCCCGGCCAGGTCGCCGGATCGCTGAAAGGCCACATCCACTCGCAGCATGTCCGCCGCCGGGGTCACTGCCGAAGCCATCATCGGGCGCGGAAAGTCCACCGTCCAGAAGCGCGGGTCGAACCGCTGGATCCAGTCGCTGTCCTGTCCCTCGCGTTTGCTCGCCAGCCAATATGCCATGTCGAAGTCCTCAGGCCTGGGCCAGCGCCCGGCGCACCGCGCTGGCCACCTGCCGGCTCGAACGCTGCAACGCCTGCGCCTGGTCGCCCCCGGCGGGCGCGTTGACCGTGATCGAAACCCGCACCTCCCGCGCCGGCTGCACCGTGCCGCCATTGGCCGCGATCGACCCGGCCGAGGTCGGCACGAACAGCTCCGGCCCCCGCTCGCCGACGACATAGGCCGCCCCCGGCGAAACCGGCCCGCCGGTCGCCCGCCCCGGCAACCCGCCGAGCGAACCCAGCACCGCGCCGATCCCGCCGCCGCCGCTTGCCGATCCGAACAGCCCGGAAAACAACCCCTTCACCGCCTGACCGGCAATCTCGTCGATCACCCTGGTCGCCGTGGCCCGAAGATCGAGGAACCCGGCATTGCCCTTGCGGATGGCGCTGGTCAGGCTCCCCTCCAGCACTTTGCCGGCCGCGTCGAACCCGCTCGCCAGCGTCCCGTCCACGGTCCCGCGCATCGCCGCCAGGTCCGAGGCAAACGCCGCGGTGCCGGCGCGAACGTCGATCAGCATGGTCGCCACCGGATCGCCCCCGGTGCCACCTGCGCCTCCATTGCTGCTGCTACCGGCCACTATCCCGCTCCATCACGTCCCGCTCCATCATCCGCACCAGTTCGTCGCGCCCCAGCGGCGCAGTCCCCTGGCCCTCGTCCCACAGCAGCGCCGCCGCCAGTTCCGCCGGGGTCGCCGCCCAGAACTCAACCGGCCGCCATCCCAGCAGCCGCGCTGCCACGCCCGCCAGCCGATGCGCAGCCGCACCAAACCGCAGCCTCTCGCTCATCCCCCGCCCTGCAGGATCTGCCGCAACAGCGTCCGCAGCGGCCCGGCACAGGCCGCCAGCCCCGCCTCGACCACGGCCTCGCCCACCGCCTCGCGCGAAACCTCGCCGCCGAGGCAATGCCAGAACAATGCCGCCATCTCGCCCAGCCGCAGTTCCCCCGCCGCCGCCCGCTCGACCAGCGGCATCAGCGGCCCCAGCTCTTCCTCGGCCGCCACCAGCGCGGCAAATGTCGGCCGCAACCGCCGCACCTCGCCGCACACCGGCAGCCCTGCCTCCCCCCGCCAGGGGTTCGCGGCCGTCATCCCGCCACCACCGGCCCGGAACTTTCCAGCTGCACCGTGTAGGTGCGCTCGCCGTTGAAATCCCCGGCATATTCCAGCTTCTGCACCAGGAACCGGCCGGTCATCCGCGCCCCGTCCTCGAAGCTCAGCTGATAGTCGTCGATCGCGCCTCCCAGCGCATTGTTGCGCATCCGGATCTCCGCCGCGCTGCCAAGGAAAATCCCCGCCGCGCTGACCGAGACCGAACGCGCCCCCGCGCCCGAAAGCAGGTCGCGCCAGCCGCCGCTGTTCTTGCTGGTCACCACAACCAGCTCACCCGAAACCGTCATCTGCGTCGTCCGCAGCCCGGCCACCGTCTGGTAGGTCGGCGTGGCCGCGCCGTCGGAAATCTTGAGCAGGAATGCCGCGCCTGACTGTGCAGCCATCGTCGTTCTCCAGATGAAAGGGAAAAATCAGTTCGAAATCAGCCGGAACCGGTATTCCAGCAGCACCGCCCGGCTCGCCGCGTCGCGCTGCTCTGCCCGCGCCCGCAGAAACCGCGCGCTCACCACCGCGAACCCCCCCTGCGCCCGCGGAAAAGCCTCGATCCGCCGCTCGATCGCCGCCACCAGGTCGCCGGCATCGCCGGGCCTGTCTCCCCGGCAATGGAGTTCCAGCGCCACGCGCACCTCCCGCCCGCGCTCGGTCTTGGTCCCCCAGTCGCCGCTGGCGCTCGCCACGATCCCCAGCCACGGCAGGCTCACCCGGCGCGGCGCCTCCTCGACAAACTGCGTGATCGCCCCCGCCAGCCCCGCATCCCCGGCCAGCCAGCCGAGCAGTGCCGCGCGCAGTTGAATCTCCATCGCTCAGTCTCCCCCGAACGTCGGCCACAGCAGCCCGGCCCGCCGCCAACGCAACGGCGGCGCCACACTGCGAGCCTCAAGCCGCGCCTCGGCCAGTGCCTTCGCCTTTGCCGCCAGCCGCGCCACCAGCCCATCGAACGCCCGCCCCGCGTCGCTCGCGATCACAACAGCCGCATCCGCCGCCACGGCCGCCACAGCGCCACCACGCTGGCCGGCGGCAAGCCCGCATCGCTGCCATCGTCCCGCGCCCGATACTGGTGCGCCGCCAGCCGGATCAGCCCATGCCGGATCGCGTCGGGCAGCGCGTCCCACCCCGCCGCCAGCCCTGCCACGACCTGCACCGCCAGCCGCGCCGCACCCACCGGCGCCACCAGCCGCAGCCGCCCACTGCCATCGGCGCCGATCAGCCAGTCACAGGTCCCCGCCGCCAGCGCCGTGCGCCCGCCATCGGCCGCCACCGCATAGACCGCCACCAGCCCCGTCACCGGCCGCGTCGCCAGCACATGGCTGTCCATCGTCGCCGGCACCATCTCCTCGCAGGTGCAGGCCAGCGGCAGAACCCCGATAAAATCCGCGCAGACATCCAGCGCCGCGCGCAAAAGCGCACCCAGCTGCGCATCGTCCCCGCCCGTCGTCACGCCCAGCCACTGCTTGAGCTCGGCCAGCGCCGCCGGCGGCAACCCCGCCTGGGCCACGATCACCCGCATCATCGGTCTCCGCATCATCAGGAAAGAACGGGTCCGGCCAGGCAAAGGGGGCCACCCGGCCGGACCCACGGCGGCGGGATGATCGGCACCCCGCCGCCGCAACCCGCATCAGGTCGAGATCTTGATCAGCTTGATCGCATCGCTGTCGAGCACCTGCCCGCCGATCCGCCGCTCGCGTAGAAGTTGACGAACGGCTTGTTCGAATAAGGATCGCGCAGGATGCGCGTGCTGACCCGCTCGGCGATCAGATAGCCATTGGCAAAGTTGCCGAAGGCGATCGGATAGGCCCCGGCACCGACATCGGGCATGTCCGCCGCCTCGATCACCGGATAGCCCAGCAGCCTGTCCGCCTGGCCATTGGCCAGCCCCGGCTGCCACAGATAGGCACCGGTGGTGTCCTTCAGCTTGCGCAGCGCCGCCAGCGTGCCGGCATTCATCACCCAGACCGCACCCTGCCGATGCGCCGCCTTCAGCGCCATCACCGTGTCGATCAGCTTGAGGTCCGGCGCCGCGTCGAAGCCGGTGGCATTGCCCGAAACGATATGCTGCAACGTCCCGAACGCGCGCGTCGCGTCCCCGGTCAGCGCCGTCGGCGCCGCCAGGAATCCCGCCGGCTGGTTCGTGCCATTGCCCGAAACGAACGCCGCACCCTCGGCGCGGGCAAATTCGCGGGCGATCTCGTCCGCCAGCCATGTCTCGAGGTCGAACGCGGCATCGTCCAGCATCTGCTGGCTGGCCGAGGGGTTGGCATAAAGCTCGCCCATCGGCGGCGCCACCTGGGCGAACTTCGGCGAAGTCGTCTCCGGCCGCAGCTCGGTCTCGGCCACCCAGCCCGAAGTCGTGTTGCCCAGCGAAACCAGCTTGCGATAGTTGGCCGTCCCGGTCTGCACCACCTGGGCGATCTGCCGGATCGGGCTCAGCGCCTTGACCCGGGCGGCGATCATCGCATCGATCTGCGTCGGCACGGCATAGCCGCCATCCGCCGCCGAGCCGATCGACATCGACTTCAGCTCGGCCTCGCGCCCCTGCCGCAGATAGCCGTCGACGAACCCCTTCAGCTCCAGCGAACGGCCGATGTCGCCGCCCTCCAGCACCGGCCGCCCGCCATGGCGCACCACGCGATCCAGCCGCGACTTCACCTCCTCCACCTCCGAACGCAGCGCCCCCAGCGCCGCATCCGCCGCCTCGGCCCGCGCCACCAGGTCGAACGACTCTTTCAGGCCGTCCGCCATATTCCCGTTATCGATGTCACTCATGGGGCTCTCACCTTCCTCAAAGGCCGCCCCCAGGCGGCCCGCCTCGAACCAGAACAATCGAATGCAATTCTCGACATTCTGAAACGCTATCCTCGTCACCCTGAATGTGTTTCAGGGTCCATTTCGCCCAGAACACCGCTGCCGGCCGCGCTCACGAAGCGTTCGGCAGGCACCGCTTCAAACCGCGCCTAGGCAACCATGTGCACCCGCGCACCGTGCTGCATCGGGTGGGTGACCAGGCTGACCTCGAACAGCTCGATGTCGGTCAGCTCCCGCCCCTCGCGGTCCCGCTCGAACCCGCGGGCGCGATAGCCAAAGCTCAGCCCGGTCACCGTGCCCGCCTTCAGCGCCGCCGCCGCGCTCCCATCGGCATTGTCGATCTGCGCCACGACCCTCAGCCCGCGCAGATCCTCCTCGGCCTGCTCCACCCAGCCGATCCGCTGGTCCGGCCGATGCTGCCAATAAAGCGGCAACGGCCCGCGCCGTCCGCCCGCGCGCTCAGCCAGCGTCCGGGCAAACGCCCCCCGCCGGATCGTGTCCCGCCCGGAATCCCGCCGGTCGAACAGCGCCGCATAGCCGGCAAACCGCACGGCACCGCTCACCGCAGCGCCTCCATCCCGCCCATCCGCACCGCAATGCCGATCAGCAGCCCGGCCAGCAGGACCCGCACCAGCCAGGCCACCACCGCCTTCCACGCACTGCGCCGCGCATCCCGCCAGGCGTCCAGCAAGCCGCGCAACTCGCGCATGTCCCGGCTGGCCGTCGCATCGTCCAGCCCCATCCGCGCCAGCATCCGGCTCGCCCCCAGCTCGCTCGCCTCCTCGACGATCGCCCGCAGAGTCACCAGGTCGGCCCCTTGGCCCACCTCCTGCGCGATCAGTCGCGCCAGCATCTCCTCGCGCGCGCTCACGCCGCACCGTCCACGGCAATGCCGAGCATCGCCCGCTTCTCGTCCGCCGTCAGGAAATCCGCCGCGCTGACCTGCGCCCACAGCGCCTGCCGGTCCTCGGCCAGCGCCGGCACCCGGTCCAGGTCCACCGCCAGCCGCTCGCCCGGCCACCACATCGCCAGCCCCTCGGCCAGCGCCCCCAGCAGCTTCGCCGCCAGCGGCAGCAGCGTCAGCCGCCACAACGCCCGGTTGGCCTCGCGATAATTGGCATACGTCGAATCCCCCGGCAGCCCCAGCAGCATCGGCGGCACCCCGAACGCCAGAGCGATGTCCCGCGCCGCCGCCGCCTTCAGCGAAGCGAAATCCATGTCGGCCGGCGTCAGGCTCATCGCCTGCCACTTCAGCCCGCCCTCCAGCAGCATCGGCCGCCCGGCATTCCCGGTCCCGGCATAGGCGCCGGCCAGCTCTGTCCGCAGCCGCTCGAA